GTGGCACCAGTGGCACCGCGCTCTCCCGGTACACCGAAGAACGAGTCTCCGTCATCTCCCGCAAGCGCAGGTGCTCCGTCACGACCCGCGGCACCGTCTGTTCCAGCAGGGCCGGTGGCACCATCCTCGCCAGGTGGCCCCAGTGGGCCGGTCGCACCGTCTGCACCAGGAGGTCCCTGCGACCCAGGTGGGCCGGGTTCACCCGCGCCGCCTCCACCACTAGCACCGTAGACCCAGCGCCAGCCGGTGTCAAAATCGGCCGAGGACTTCTTGGTCAGGACTTGGCCAGTGTCGCCACCCTCGGGGACACCCGAGCCGGGCTCTCCCTGAGGTCCTTGCGGACCCTCTGGCCCGGGCTCACCCACCAGGCCACGGTCACCTTGCTTGCCGGGCGGACCCTCGGCCCGCACCAGCTTGTACTTATTACTCCTCCCCGTCATCCTCAACCACCTCGAGCAGAACTGGCTCCGGGTGCACCGTCACCTGTGCGGGCTCGACGGTGACGGGTGCGTGCACGTCGACCTTGACGTCGGGCGGCTCGATCTTCACGGGCACGTCGACCTTCACCTCGGGCGGAGGTGGCATGTTCACGGTCACGTTGATCACGGGTGCCACGGCCGCGCCCGTCTTCGCGGCGGGAGCCTCGGGCTCGGGCTGCTCGTCGCGGGATGCGGTGCGGTTTAGCAGGTCCTGGAGCCGAGAGGGCTCACCGATGACCAGCTTCCGCGCCTCCTTGAGGAGCGCTGCGGGTGAGATGTCTTCAGGCGGTTCAATCCGCACGTTGCCCTCGCTCCACATCAGCTCTTCCCTACCATCAGGCACTTTCAGCCACCATCCTAACTACTCGCCTTGCGCGGTCCACATCAATGACCCTCCAGGATTGTCCTCGGTTGAAGAGCATAGCTTTGTGCCGCGTATACGCTAGAGCTTGTGTGCCCCTTTGCACGAGACACTCAATCTTCCACCCTGCATCCCCGACAAACAGATCAACCCCGGTTGGTGACATTGTCGCGAACATGTACCCTTCATCCGTAAATGTTGCACCCACCTGTGGATCAAACCACCCACCTACATCATCCACGCCTCGGTATAGCACTTCCGGTGCGTTGAACTCGTGGCCAGCCTTAGCAAAGAGGTCATCCAACACTTTGATTTCCCCCAGCGCGCGGTCAGCATCAAACGGGTTCAATGGCACGTTGGGTATCTCACTGAGATCTCCACTTACTTGGCGCAAGTAATCAGTGGCTTTCAACATGTTCCCGTGATTGTGCTCATCCCACAGCGGACCAGCCTTCTGTAGCATCAAGTCTCTTCGTGATTCATACTCCGCGTTCGTCCCATTTGTAACGTCCTCAAAGCTGGTGAAGTTCACGTCCAGCGTGCACTGGCAGTTCACTGTGTTTTCGGGCCCTCCGGCAGGATCTCCGGGATAGGCCATTCCGTTCGAGAACACGTCATCCAGCGGCACGGTCTCCCCGTCCAAATCATCGTGACGCGAATTGGCGGAGTTAACCGTCCACGTCTTTGTGTTAGGCACGGCTCTGCCGCACTGACTCCAAGACTGCCCAGTTCTGCTCGCGGTTCACACGCGCGAGTGCGAAGAGCGGAGCGTTCTTCGCCAGCTGGTCGAAGACATCATCAGGCTCCTTCTCGAGCAGTGCCAGTTCCGTGGCCTGGTTCAGTCGCTCAGCGGTGACGCGAGCATTCTTCTTCCAGTACTTCACGGTACGTGTCACATCATACTCCTGCGCTGCCCGCACCGCGGCCGCACGACCGAAGTACCCAGTGACCGTCAACGACAACGCATGCAATTCGTGAGCGAGCTCGCGGTCCCAGAGCGCCTTATCGAACGTGGACGTCGCGCCAACCACGATGGGATCGGCTTTGACGGCGCGTCGCTGGCGGTCGTACATCTTGCGGAGTTCCGCGGTGTACAGATCCACGAACGGCTCACGGAGAGTCACCATCTCATCCGAAGTAAGTCTGCCCTTCTCATGCCTACGCTTCTCGGGAGGCGCCGTGCCGCCACCGGGCGTGGTGCCTGCGGGCTCGAGACCATCGGCGGGCGTCTCCACCGGATTTTGGGGGCTTGCCTGGGGGCCACCGCCCGCTATGGAGTTGAGCGGGACTAGGATCTCATCACCACCTGGCACAGGTGGAAGGTTGAGCCGGGCACGGCCCTCGTTGAGCGTCATCACCGGGCCACCGACCGACGTCGCCATGACAGCGGCCTGCTCCTCGAAGGAACCTTTGAGCTTCTCCTCGATATTGAACTCGACGTACTGGCGCTGCTTCGAGTCAAACGCCTCAAACTCGGGGAGGAGCTGAAGCATCACAGGCTCTTCGAGCTGGCGAAGCAAAGGCACAAGCCTGTCAACGTAGAACGCTGTGCGGTCTTCCTTCGTCGGGCCACGATCTCGGGCTCCAACCATTACGGGGTCAATGCCGAACGCGGCAGCGCACTCCATCCGAGTCAGCTTGCGGGAGTTTAGGTACTCCATCACCCGGGGGTCGAAGCGCATCTCGTGCGCCTTCATGCCCTCCTCGAGGATGGCGGTCTTCCCGGAGTTCACCTCACCGGTCATGGCGGCCTCCCAGTCGGTGAGGAACCCCTCACGCTCGACGTCGCCCCACTCCGGCGCTTCCATCGGACGCTCGATGACTACCTCGGGCCGGGCTGCGTTGCGCCACATGAACTCCCGAAACCGTCCACCTGCGTATGAGTCTGCCAGGATACGACGCAGAGTCTCCATCGGTGCAACCTGATCACTATTACTCTCCGGATCGTAGCCGTGGAAGATGACCAGATCGTCGGTCTCGACACGCAGCTGCGAGTGGGCAGTCCGGTAGAAACGGATCTGGTTTGTGATCGGATCGTAGTCGGGGAACAGTCCGGCTGGAGGGATGCGGATCAGGGACCCGATAGTTCCGTTTGACTTGCGAACCTTCCCCAGATACGCAACGTCATAGATGAGCTTGTCGCGGGCCAGGGTAGTCCATAGGCGGACATGGCCCCAACTGGGCGCCGGGCGGTTGAGCAACAAGATCATGTCGTGCTCGTCCAGTTCCAGGCGTCCGCTTGGGAGAGCCTCGCGAATGCCGGGTACCTTCTCATACATCTTGAGCCGGATGGCACCGACCTCATTCGCGATGAAATCGATGACGGTACGGGCCTCGGGCTGCGTGCGGTATAGCGCGGCATGCGTGCCGCGTGCCCCGTAGAGGGACAACAGCGACTGTACGGCAGGAGGGAACTCCGTGATTGGGGTCCCACCCGGCGCCAACCTGAACTTCTTCCCCTCCGGCTCCGCGCCACTGTTCACCGACTGCTCTGATGCGACGGCCTCCTCAGGCGCCTTCCGGAAGAGGCGCGTGAACCAATTCTGCGCCACTCTGCTCCTCATTCAACTTGTACCCAGGGCACCCCTCGATAGGAGCGTGCCTGGTTCGAAAGCGATTGCAAGTACAGGTCCGTGCTGAGTACACGCTCTTCTGAGACTTTCCAGCACTGACCGCATCGCCGCGCGCTTCCCACGCGAGCGCGGCAGCGGCCGCGCCGTCGATCTTCTTCGGAGACCCGGGGGACTCCTTCTGAATCAGGTACATTTCCCGTCCATCTTCATCGCGGACATTTGCCGACTTGCGGCGAGCGTTCGCCATGTGGCGGGCTAGGTGCTCGTTTCCGTCGTGGGTCAAGTCGCCGGACACGATTGAAGAACTGAACTTGCGGATCATGTACGCCGTCTGACGTGGGCGGTTCATCGCAAACTCGATGATGCGTTTCTCGCCCCACCGTCCCTGCCACCGCTCGAGCAGCGGGGTGATGTTGGCCACCTGTGACCCCGGGTCAACGTAGATCCGCCACACTTTCCACCGCTGCCAGGCGTCAGACACCACCGAGTCGACCTCCTCGAAGTCGTGCTCGTACTCGTCGGGGGCGTCGGGTGGTCGCTCCATGATGATCAGCGGCCACATGAACCCTGAGGCGACGTGGCAGGCAACCACCGCGAGCGCGTCGCGGTATCGGGCGCCGTCCACCCCGATGACAATGGTCTCGCGGTCGGCGGGCAAGGGCGTGTCAGTGCGCGCCAGATCAGCCCAACGTTCGGCATCGAACGCGCGGTCCTCGCCGGGCACGACCCGGTTCAGGAAGAATCGCTCAGCCTGCGCGTAATCCCCGCGCTTGACCAGCGCGTCGATCTCCTCGCTGATGCGCTCTGGATCTACCCACCACGAGCCTGCATACAGGTCCTTGATGACCCGCATGCGCTCGGTTTTGTTCTTCACCGAGCCGGGCTTCGGGTGTAACATCAGCTTGAAGACGCTGGTCTCATCTTCAAACGTCGTCTGCGCAACGCTGATCTCGTTTGGGTCCCAGGCGTTTCCCGTTTCAAGGAACCGGCCGCCCATCCCGGCGAGGTTTCGTCGCTGCGTGTCGGCCAACTTGCGGCCGCCGTTGGTCTTGAGCCAGTCGTGCGCCTCGTCCTGGTTGACAAAGGTAATCCGCTGGCCGAGCCGGGAGCGCGCGCTGGCGGTGACAGGCTCGATACGGCCACCGTTTGGTAGGTTGATGCGGGTTTCGCCAGTGTCGGGGATTTCTGAGATCAGACGGGAGAGGGTAATCATGGGAATCAAAGAACGCCAGACGTTATCCGTCTGATCTTCGCTCACTGCCGTGACCTGAATCCAAGGCGTTGCCCACGGGCGTCCCTCAAGCGGGACGGGCAGTCCGTACCGATCTGTGTTCCCGGACCAGCCGTTGAAAAGCACCGGCCCATAGCCTTCGGCGATGATGAGCGCCGCGGACAGCGGCCCCTTACCAAACTTCTGCGGTGCGACCAGCTGTGCGCCTCGGGTGAAGGCAAACGCGCGTGAGGGCTTGGTCAGGTCGACCTCGGCGTCAAGGTGCAGAGCGTACATCCCCCGAATGAAGTCCTTCTGCCAGGCAGCCAACTTGAACGGTTGACCCTGGAATTCCCCATCAGGGATGACCAGGTTTGCCTCAATCCATTTGATCACCCCGTTGCCAAGGGTGGGCAGGGCACCGTCAGACATCTAAACGTCGCCCTTCCGCGCGGCGAACTTTTCACAAGGTCGGCGTCGAATGGTTAAGTTGTCGACGTGGTAGACCGGCCCACGCTCGCATTCTTCACAGGGTCCATAGATGACCCCGAAGAACAAGAAGCCCACAACGCGGTGCTGATCGGCCCTATGACCACACTGACAAAGGGACGCCAACATGGACTAATTGCTCCTTGGAATGAAGGGCTCCTCGTCTTCCTCCTGGGCAGCGTCGGCGACGGGGGCGGGCTCAGGGTCAGCGGCCGGGTCGGCCACCTCCCAGCGCAGTTGGGCCATGGCTTTAGGGGATAGTCCAATGGCCGCATCGAGCTGACGGACCTCGGCGGAGAGCTTGGTGTCGGTGGGGGCGGCCTCGGCGGCGAGGGACATCCGCACGAACATGGCCACGGCGCGCTCGCAGTGAATGCGTTCCCATTCGACGGCCTGGGGAAGGGACCACAGTTGGGCCCACAGCGCAGACTCACCAGCTTCGAGGGTGGCCAGTGGCCACCCAGGCGCCAGACCTGCACGGCCCTCGGCGGGAAGCTGACGGAAGCCAGGCGTGGCATTACGTCGTCGGCGTACGGACGGGTCCTTAGGTGGTGGCCCAGGCACGACAGATACCTCCTCCAGTCAACTGTATTGTCTGTGTCTACCTCGTACGATGCAGTGAA